GAAAATAGAAATTGTGGATGGATATTTTTCAGGCGAGGAAGAATTTACTGTATATTTTTACAAGGAAAACAAATGAAAACATTACTAGAATTCGATTCACCACAAATATACTGCGACATGGATGGAGTATTAGCAGATTTTGACCAAGGTATTATTGATATGATTGGTGGAAAATTTAAGGATGAACGATGGCATGAATTACCTGATGATTTTTTTCACCGATTAAAACCAATGCCGGATGCTAAACAACTTTGGGGATTTATAGGAAAATTTGACCCATTCATTTTGACCGCTATTCCTAGATCTAGTAGAGGTCCCATTTCTGCACGTGCGGCACAAGATAAAACAAAATGGGTGAAACGGTGGTTTGGAGTTAGCCCAGATAGAATGTATCCTGTACAGAGAAAAAACAAAGCAAATTTTGCAATGGATGGTCGAGATAAAAGACCTAATTTACTTATCGATGACCATTTAGGTAATATTCAAGAATTTAGAAAAGCACGCGGAATAGGAGTCCATCATACAAGTGCCAGTAATACAATTAAACAATTAAAAGAAATAGGTTACAAATGAGGTATGAATGAACGAATTATTTAATATGTCTGAACTTATAATGATGGGGTTGGTATTATTTTCATCATTTTTCATATTCTTGTTCAATTACAGGACAGACAACAAAGAAAAATATACAAACAAGTGGTTGATATTGTTAGACCTTTTTATTAATATGGGAATGTCTATAACAGGGTATATGCTTATAACGATTGTATTTACGAATATTCCACAACTAAAAGAATATGAAAGTTATCGGTATCCTATCGGTTACTTGTTTGGTTTAACCTCTAATGTGAGCATACCGATTGTTCTCAAATGGTTTCAACAACAAATAACCAAGAAGTTAAACGAAGCAGGAAAGAAGTGAGGTAATTATGGCTGAACAAAAAAAGAAAGAATATGAAGAAAAATTTGTAGAGTTGGAACCTGTAAAAGAAATAGAAATACAAACTAAAGATATAGTAGCTACAAGCAAATTATGGATTTACATAATTATTGGATTATTGGTATATATGATGTTTTTTATTATTCCTTCTATAGATGAAAAGGTCACATGGATGGAAAAAGACCTAAACTCTGTATTGGTACAATCTGAACGATTCAAAAAAGCAACTAGAGTATTTGCGAAGGATAATCAATGTGCATCCTGTCATTTAAGTCCAGATTATCTTCTCCACAACCTCTTAATGAAATATCCTAGTTTTTCTGACATTAAAGCATTCATGGCGGTTGGACATCAGAGATATTATACTATGACCACCCCAATTGCTGATGAAGAATTGTTAGCAATATATCGGACATTGCAATGATAATGGTAGGTAAAGTAATTGTATCTTTAATTTGGGCATTTTGGATGATGGCCATGTCTTCTGTCGAAGGTCAAGTCATAGAAGATAACTCCACAACAGAATATACTCCAACGTATAGTTCAACATACAATCGTGTAAAAGAAAGAGGAAATGTCATCTGTGGTACTAATGATGAGTTTCCTGGCTTCTCGCAAGAAATATGGAGTACTGAAGATGGTGATAGATGGGAAGGTTTTGATGTTGATATTTGTCGTGCAATTGCAGCCGCAGTGTTCGGAGATGCAAATGCAATCGAATTTACTATAGTCAATGGAAAGACACGATTTGATTTTTTGGTAGATGGTTCTATAGATGTTCTTTCTGCAACAACCACATTTACTTATACGAGGAATGTTACAAAAAAACTAGAATTTTTACCCACTACATTTTATGATGGACAAGGATTTATTGTAAGGAAAACTCTTGGAGTATCATCTGCAAAACAGATGGAAGGTGCAAGGATAAGAATTAGTGGAACTGGAACAGCTGCAAAGAATATTGCAGACTATATGGAATTACATGGTATAAATTATATCCCTGTCGCAGTAAAACCCACAGAAAAAACAAAGAACGTATACAAAAGGGGTGACTGTGATATGTATGGTACAGATAGGTCTGGTCTTGCATCAAACCGATTGAGTTTTGAAAACCCTGACCGTCACATGATTCTTCCAGAGATTATCTCAAAGGAACCATTGGGGCCAGTTGTTAAGTATGGAGATCAGAAATGGTCAGATGTTGTTCGATGGACAATTTATGTTCTGTTCATTGCAGAAGAAATGGGAATAAATTCAAAGAACATAGACAGTTTTAAGAATCATATAGACCCATACATCCAAAGATTTATGGGAGAGAAAAATGGTAAAGACTTTCCCCATCTTGGAGCTAAACTTGGATTGAAAGCAACTTGGTCTTACAATATAATAAAACAAGTTGGAAATTATAAAGAAATATATGAACGCAATGTAGGAATAAATACTCCGATTGGATTGGATCGAGGATTAAATAAATTATATATTCATGGAGGATTACTATACGCACCACCATTGAAGTAGGAGGTGTGGTGTGGATAAAATTAACCACTTTTCAAAAGTACCAGAAGATAGAACAGCTGTAGATAATATTCTGCGAGTCAATCACGGCAATCAAATGAGATTGAACTTGATGGCAGATGCAAAAGCAAATATCATGATTACAGTTGCATCTGTTGTGTTTTCTGTTGCGATTGCAAACCTTGATAATGAATTGGTGAAATGGCCACTTCTAACATTTGCATTTGGTTGTTTTTTTGCACTACTCTTTGCAATATTTGCAATCATACCAAAAACAGATTATCCAAAAGATGTAACAGGAGATATAGATAGAAAATCTCCACTATTCAATCCTTTGTTTTTTGGACATTTTGCACATCTTCCAATAGAGAATATAAGGAAGATTATGCAGAAACTTTAATGACTGATGATTCTGTATATGATGCCATGGCCGGTGACATATATGGACAAGGTAAAGTTCTTGCACTTAGAAAATATAAATTCCTCAAGTGGTCATACATGAGTTTTCTTTTAGGGATGATAAGTGCAATTATAGTATTTGTTTTGCAAGGCCCTTTCGGAGATGTTGTTTTAGGTGGTGCATCAAATATACTTGATGTAATCATAGGAGAATTGAATTTTACTTTGGATGGAATGAAATATTTGTTGTGTCAATCTTCTACAGTATGTAGAACACTTTAAATATGGGAAAACGAAATGGTAGCATATTCACATTTGTCAATGATAGCATTCGTGATATTAGGTTTATCTATGGTGAGGTTAATGATAAACTACAGTTCTTTGTTAGCAAAGAATCATAATGATGATCCAAATGATGATGTTGTATTTTACTGGCCACACACAGGAATATGTTTTATAACTTTTTTTACTATTATACTATTTTGGTGGACTTCTTATCCGTTGAGAGACTTGGCTTATTATCCAAATGAGGGATGGAACTTATTCACATTTCTATTATATCTGTCAGTACCATTCATGTTTTTTATGGGTAGTGAGGTAGTAGCACCACAGCCTGAGTCATATAAAGATAAGTCGGTTAATTTACGTGAATACTATTACAAAAATCATAAGGTCATATTAGGACTAGCATGGTCGCTACAACTATTACTCATTGGAAACCTATTCGTATTTTTTCATGGAGAAGTTGTATCACTCAAGGTTGTTGGTAGAGTCATCATGTTATGTGTCATGGCTCCGATGGTGTTTAGTAGTAATAAAAGGATACATGAAATTGGTATGGGAATCTTCTTTGTGGGATTCATCTATACTATCTTGAAATATCACATTTACCCTGTAATATGATGAATAAAATAATACATGAACATTGGAGAGATTGGGCAGCAGTAGTTTATTTGTTTCTCTGTATAGTAGACTTCTTCATTGCTCCTTTGATGTGGAACATAGGCATGACAATGATGAGTGATGAAGTAAAAATGAATACAAGTAGGTGGGTTCCTCTTACATTACAAGGGGGTGCCATGTTACATTTGAGTTTTGGAGCAATATTAGGTGCAACATCTTGGAATAAACATAAAGAAATTACTAATGGGAATGGCGATAAGCCTGATTCTCATTAGTTGTGCAAAGAACATAGCAGACAAAAATAATGATTTAGGTAGTGGTGATAAGTCAAATCTACCAATTTCATTAACTTCTCTTATTGAACACGCAGAGTATTGTAAATCAATTTACGATCTTGGTGGTGATCAAAAAGATGAGGTTGCGTTTGAGGTAATACAAGATAATGGAATATCAATAATTGTTATTAGAGGTACTGCCAATGAAGGAAATGTACTATCTGATATTGATGTAAGATTGGTAGATGATGTACGTACAGGAATCAAACTCCATAAAGGATTTAGAGATGCTGCTGTAACTATAATGCAAATTATAGATAATACAAAAACTCTTGAACATACAGTACACGTTACAGGTCACAGTTTAGGTGGAGCTGTTGCACAAATAATAGGAATGTGGCTCCACATAAGAGGTAAAAATGTTCAAATTTTCTCTTACGGATCACCAAAAGTTTCTTCTCAAGTTTTGTCTAGTGGACAACCCACTCATTGGAGGGTGGTTCGCCGTAGTGATCCTATCCCTTTTACTCCTCCTTGGCCTTATCCTCATACCGGACTTTTTATAGACAGTCAGACCTTAGATTGGGGTTCAGACAATGATAATGGTTTGATTTCCAAAACAGATGGATTAACTCATGCTATAGCAAAATATGTTGAAACATTAAAAGCTAATGACGGATCTTAA